AAAGAGGCCCCCGAAGGGGCCTAAGTTATTACGATGTAGCGAACGGATCGACAAGTGTGCCGGAGCCCACGAAGACCCCTTCAACGCTCCACTGGGTCGCACTGATAGCTGTGAACTTGAGGGAACCGCCGACTAGACCGCCGGTAGTTGTACCGTTCATGCTCAATGCCACGTGGGTAGTGCCGTTACCCTGGAACACGTCCCCCGAATCAGCGACAGTCAGGGAACCCCCCATAACTGAACCGATCAAGAACACGGTTCCAGCGTTAGTGATCACTTTAGCTGCACCACTGGTAATGGCTACGGTCACGCTAAACTCGAACTCCATCCCGAGGACGGGAGCCGGTAAGGTATAGACCACGCCTGCCGCACGGTCGAACAGACACAACGCGCCTGATTCACGTGCTTGCAGTGTGCGGGTTGCGCCTACGCCGCTAATAACTTCGCGGTGTTGTCCGGGTACTACCAGGCCGTCAGGCCCGTTAAACCCGGCTAATGCTGGTACTGTAGAAATAGTCATTTCAGATCTCCTTAAACGTTAGCCGCGCCGATCATACGAACTGCCCATTCAGGCCGCAATGCAGCGAACCCATAGAGCATATCAATACGCATTACCGCGCGGTTATTTGCAATGTCACTTGCCCGCCATACACGTAACGAGAATCCTTCACGGCTTTCAATTGCGCATTTGTCAGCATCGTCAACCATTGGCAGATTGGCTGTTACGAACTGGAACGCTTCTTTGTGGTACATGATAGGCTGTACATAGTTCGTAGATGCAGCACCCACGAAAGTGATATCAGCGTCATTCAATGGCGCGCCGGATGCATTTTGACGGGGGTTCGTCGTATCGTAGATGAGTGCGGGCGAGAAAGGGATGTTCGTCGTTGTAGCACCGGCTCCGACCACAAACTGTTTCAAATGCGCATAAGGTGCTTTTGTTTCAGGATGTACGTCATAAACACCTTCTATCGTGAAGATCATGCCCTCCGCAGGAGCGACGGAGAAGCCGTCGACTGTCAGCGCAGAGATACCGCTTGTCAGCGTACCGTTGTTAATCTCACCGGCCACATCGCCGCTGTTTTGCAACGTCCAGGTGCGCTCGTTTTCGTGGAAATCAGCCATAGCTGTACGGGTCACAAAACCTTCACGATACTGCTTGCTGATATCAACTTGAGGGTTGAAATACGCTGGCACACCGGCAACTAGAGCGGCCATTGTGACAGAATCAATCTGTACGTGACGGTCATCTTTAGGCGCAGCTTTTTGATTCAGCTTAGCGCGTGCCAGATTGGGGGTGGTCAAGCTGTTGATGGCTGAACCGGGGGTGCCTGCGATTTTCGGCGTTGCTTTCGTGTAATAGGTCAGCGCTTCGTACTCAACTTGAGAAATCAGTTTGAGGATAGCAGGACGAATGTACCGTTTGGTGAAAGCTGCCACGTCTTTAGGACTATCGGTCTTCAGGGCCAGATCGACGTGGTTGAATTCCATGTCAACGCCTTTCAGGTTCGATATTGTGATTGTTTGAGTTTCTTCGACGATAGGGGAAATGCTCATCGCATTGCCGCTACGCAGCAAGAATTCATTCGGTTTACGAACACGCAATGTATCGCCTATTTTCGCACCGGTTTTGGCAAACGATTCGTCATACTGCCGATCCACCGTGTTGAGCAATTCGCATTGCTCATGTAATTCTGATAACGCTTCACGCGCTACCATATCAATAAACTTATATGTATTAGCCATTTAAGCCTCCAAGATTAGATTATCTGTAACTTTTACGCCATTTTGCGTATTCAGCCTGGCTCATATCCGCGGGGTTTTTGTGCGACTTCGCGCCCTTCGTTTTCAGAGTTGTGACCGGATTCGCTAGCGGAACCACTTTCGGCTTCGCAGCCGGTTTACTAATGACTTTGTTACCCTGGAATGCTAGATTAAAGAGTTTCCAGATTCTGGGATCGGCTTTGACGCCGTCCAGTTCTGCTTCGCTAAAACCAAACTTGCTCTTAGCGAATTCTCTTATCTCTGTCGCACGCTGAGGCGACCAGTCTTTAATATCGCGCTTCAGTTCAGATTCACTTGCCTCGATTAGCTTGGCAGTTTCCTGCTGCCTGTTGAGGGTGGCTTCTTGCTGTTTATGCGATAATTCTGCTACTAATTGCTGCCTTTGCATTTCCAGGGTTTGGCGTTGGCTCATGAGCTTTTGCCACAGCACCGGATCTTCGTCTGTCAATTTATTCCAATCGACTTTGTTATATTCCTCAAGCTGATTGTTCAACGCGTAAACTTTTCCCACGTCTTTTTGAAACTCTCGCTCGAATTGCACTTGCGCTTCATGTGCTTTGCGTTGATCTGCAAGCGACATTGTTTTCTGTGTGTAGTCTTTCTGCATTGCCTTTACGGCTTCCGCAACATCCTTAGGCACACGGTACGACTTCTGATTGAACTCTAAGTTCTCGTTACCGTCATCCTGTTCCTCTTCGTCATCGGCTCCGGACCCGTCGTCCGAGGTGTCTTCCGACTCTTCCTCGTTTTCGTACTCTCCGTTCTCGGATTCGTTCGTTTCCAATTCCTCGGAATCTACTTGACTGTCCTCAAATTCTTCACTCATTGTTGTACACCTTCAGGTTGTGCCATTGCTGGCGGAACTTGTTGCTGTGCGGCCTGTTGCTGTTGAGCCATGGCCTGCTGTTGCATAGCTTGTTCTTGTTGCGCATGTTGAGCCATTTGTATTTGCTGTTGCTGCTGCATAGCCATCTGCTGGCTGGCAGGGCCGTCCGGCGTTATGTCCGGTGTCTCTAGCAGTTGCTGCAAGGTCTGAATAACCAGGGCCTGTACTTGTTCAGGCATCATGCCGGTATGCACGGTTTTTAGTCTGTTAGTTTCTTTATCATAAGCATCGATTTTCAGCTTCTCGACTTCGATACGTTTGTCTTGCTTTACCTTTTCAACCTCTTGCTGCAACTGACCGATGATCTGCTGCGCTTGTTGCTGTGTTTGTTGTAATTGTTGCTGTAATTGCTGAATCTGTGGATTTTCACCGATGATCTGAGGCGGCAACATGGCTTTGAACCGCTCGGATATTTCTTGCGCTCCGGGCCAATCCAGGTTTTTAGCGATCAAGTCGCTGATTAGCCCGGCAGCCGCTGGATTCACCCTGGCAAACTCAATCATCTGGCTAGCGGCTTCTTGCCTTTTAGTCGTATATCCAGGGCCTACATCTACAACCACGTCATATTTGCCCGCTGTCAAATCGTATATGTTCGAGATGTCAGGGGTCTGACCTTGGGGCTGCTGTCCCAGCTTAACGTTACTGGCTTCGCGTCTGTCTTCACCTAGAATACGGATCACTCTTCCGGGTTGGTACACGTGCGGGATCAAGTCAATAATTATTCGACCGATATGACGTAATGACCTGGAAAGATTATCGATAAAATGGAATGTGCCCGTATCGGATTCAAGTTTACGGGCATTAATTGCGCGGCCTGAAACGGCGTTGTCTGCTTCCCCGATTGCTGCGCCGAACATGCCCATTGTGGCTTTGATATCATCAGCGGCATTCATTGCTTCTTGCAATATGCCCGCTGGTACACCAGCAAACGGTTGACGCTGAGGCGGCACGGTGCCTTTTTTATATCTCAGGAATGCGTGGTTTTTTACATTAGCCGTGAGCCACTTCTCCGTGTCTACTTCGAAAGCGCCTTCTTCGCCGATAAACGGCGTTTTGGGAGATAATCCCACGACTTCAGTCGCTGTTGTCCGCCAATAGTTGAAATTGCGCTGTGCGTCCTTGGATTCTCGAATGAGGGATTTAAACACACGTTTATTTTCAACCGTAACTTCTTCACCGTATACCGGGATAATAGGAATATATTTACCCGCCCATTCGTTTTCCTCAAGCACTTCCTTACCGGATACGATGTATTGAGTAACTTTGTGGGATTTTGTAACACGAGATTCAACCTTCTGAATTCCGAGCAACTGGTACATCTCTAGGTTGGCTTCGTAAACGTCATGCTCTACGACATCGCCATCTGACAACAAGCAAATTTCTTTCTCTACCGGTTCACGTTCCCAGTATTCAGCAATCCATACGCCGTCATCATTAAACCAGTCGTATTCGTCTTCTTCATCAATCTGGAAGTCGACCTGATCGGCGTCTGGGAAACGCTCTTTGAATTCGTGTAAAGGTAGTCGATCAGTGATAAAGCAGCAATTCCAATCGGAACCGTCAGCGCTCATCGCGTGTGGATCACCTACTATGGAAAACTGATTGTTAACCCGCTCGATCAATATATCGCGGTCGAAAGTATCATCGGCTGCAAAGTCTACATTAACACGGATAAAACCAAATCCACCGGACACAGAGTGTTGAATCGCCGTGTCGTAAGCGACATCCGCTCCACTGGCAACTTCAATGTTACGAATCAAACCACTAAGCACTTCAGCCGTTTTTACGTCTGCATTGTCGTCCACTGGGAGACAACGAATAGACGGCTTGTTCTGACGTGAGTCGTTTACTACTTGACGAATATTTGCAGGCAGTTTATTGATTGTTAGACATGGGCGGCCTTCATTGAGACGGTCTTGTCGATCTTTCTCGTTCCACTGCTCGCCGAGCATGGAGAATTTTACATCATCTAGGGCTGCCTCGTAGTTGTCGCGAGAGACGTCAACGGCGAGCATGTACTTTTCACGCACTTTTTGCATGAAATCCTTGTCGTCATCGCTCTCGCTTTTTTCTTCGTAATCCAAAACTAGCGTCTCCAAGACGTTAGGTTAGCGTGTGACAAAGTCACACGGGTGGTAGATTCGCTTTATACCCGCTTGTTATTGCAATGTCAACCCATCCATCCTCCAATGATAATTGTCTCATCGCGTCTGCTTTTCGGCTTGCCCATTATTTCTTCTACGGCCACGCACAATAATCCGAAGGCATCGGCCCCATGACTTGCCCAATCGTGCTCGGGGCCGAGCCCTATATTTCTGTCGGCGTCTTTACGTTCGTGATAGGAACCGAGCGCCTCGATTCCCGGCATCGTCTTCTCTTCATCGAAGAAACACGAACCGAACCAACGTCGACCGGCCTCGACGCGAAGCGACGCCGCTCCGCGTCCTTGGTTAGGAACGACTTCAACGTGGTAACCTGCAGATTCGAAGGCGGATTGGTAAGATACTGCGAAGACTTTATCTTGTGTTGCTCCATCGTGCGGAAGCCATATCTGGGATTTACTTGGTTCGTATCCATTAGCCCTCATCCAATGGAGATGTGATTCCAGGGGTTGACCTACTACTTCATAATAGTTCAGTACGCGTATTTCTTTACCGATAACCTGTGCTACCCAAAACACAAAAGCGTCCGCCTTAGCCCCTGTGCCACCGATATCTGCGAACAAGTGGTATTTCATCAATGGATCTGGTGGTACCCGCCCAATGCGTCCGTCTTTACGCGCTTCTGCAATATTTCTCGCGTAATACGCACCGACGCTTACCGTTGCATAACCGCCTTCCCAGATGTGCTGATATTGATCCGGATTAATACGCAAATCGTCAAGACGCTCTTGCTCGAGTACATCTGGGAAAAAAGGATTGTCTGACCAGTTAGCGCGCACAACAACGGCATTGCTCGGTGCTTCAGGGCCTCGGAACATGAAGTCAACAGGGTCAGTCTTTCTGCGCGGATTCCAAGTAAACCATATTTCTGAATCTTCGGCACGAATCGTAGGACGTAGAAGCTGGAGCGAACGAGCGGACAGAGTTTGTGCCTCTTCTACCCACGCGCGATGAAACCCTTCTAGGGATTTGATAGATTCGGCGGTATGGTCTTGCATACCCTGGAATGTGATAACGCCATCGCCAGGGGTCTGAATCACTTCATTGAAGACTCTAAAGCCCTGACGAAGGCCAAGGCGATATTCTTTGAGTTTGTCCTCAATCAGTCTTTTTGAAGATTCTTTAAGCGTCTTTTGAACTTCACGGATGCAAACGGCGCGTAGTCCTTTGATGTTGAGACAATCTTCGACAAGAGCCGCTGCCCTGTTGTGGCTTTTACCACTCCCCCTGCCACCGTACACTGCTTTGTATCGTGCTGGTCGCTCGAGTGGTAAAAAAACTCGCGGTAATTGGACATTTATTTCCATTCCCTACTTGTTAAAATCGTCAAGGTACGCTACACACAACACGTACAGTAATATAAAATCTAGCATCATTAACATTATACTAAATCCGTATCTATAATTTGCTTAACTAGCCTAATGTCAACCGGGCCGCCGTTCGCACCGCTTAGTTCAGTTTTGGTTACGTAAAATCCCAGAACCTTGCCTATGTTCTCTTCAGCCTTGATAGCCGCTGACATCTGTCCGAGTTTCTCAGACGCATCGCGCAGTCGTTCTAATCGATAAATATGATCTTCCAGGGAGATTTGTTTCTTCACAATCACTGGATTGCGCAAGTCTTGAATTCGCTGTGCCACATCAGGATTCTTGGCCAATGTGGTAGCCGCTGTGGTCGATTTGTCAGCGCCGTAAGCCGCTGAGTATGCGCTTACAAGGCTCATACCGGCGGCTACGTTCTGCGCGAACTTTTCTTGTTTTGGAGTGAGTGCCATACTAGCGCGAATATACACGCTATCAGAATTGATTGCAAATAAAAAACCCGGCTTTCGCCGGGTCAAGGGAGGGATTATTCATTTTTTTACCATCTGTTCTACTTCTACCCGGAATCTACGCATTGCTTCTAGTGCTTTCTGACCGCATACCCGGTTTTTTACTTGTATCTTATAACCTGTTGTTTTTGTTTCCCAGGCTCTAAATACTACCATTTTACCGTGTATCTCTTC